TCGATTTATCGGGCGCCTTCATCATGGCACCTTCCTTCGTACGCTGCTTGAGTCTATCCTGAACAGCCGATGGTAAGTCTGACATCTTGACGCTTTCACCAGTTTTGACGTTGACAAAAACAGTATCATCTTTGAGTTCTGTATTGGCTGGGACTTCAGAGAAACCTCGACTCCTCATCCCATCCATATCTTTCGGATCGAGTGGGGCATCGTCTTTGAACCAACTCGGACTCTTGGTTTTCTTCCCCTTCTCCGGAATATCTTTTTTCACCTTCTTCTCTTCTGGTTCATCTTTTTTCTCGGGATTCAGTGTCTTCTTACCCTTCACCCAACCAGATTTAGTCCTCTCCCACCCACCACCTTCAGGTCTTTTCTTATGTTGCGGATCATACTCTTTCTTGTATTCCTCGGAGATAATTTTATATGCGATCCTGATATATGAATCTGTTGCTTTCTTAATATCAGCAACGGATGCTTTCTTCTGTTTGCTCGGTGGTTTCGTTCGGAGAAGATCAGTCACCATATTGATCATTCGACCCATGAGTTCGAGTTCTTGGTTCTCTTTTTTCTGAACATCATCTACCGTGGTTTTGATCGCATTGATCTCTTCCCTGATAGCTGCAAGTTCACTAGACGGTTCTTCCTCGGCAGACGGTTCTTCCTCGGCTTCGGGTTCAGCCTCAATATCAGCTTCGGGTTCAGCCTTATCTACTGATTCCTCAGTAGGCTTTTCTTCAGACTTGCTGGGGTTCCATTCCCTGACCTTCCCAATGAAATTATCCAAATTATCATCAGTGAGTTTCTCATCCCAATCAAAATCGTTTGCCACGGCATACCGATCACACCCAAGATGATCTGCTGCACGCGCGGCTATTTGTTTTGCACCAACGTGTGAAAACACATGTTCGATGGTTGCGAGAGATATGGCAGTCATTGTGTCCAATTTCATGGCTATCCTCCATCATTCGATGCAGCGACCCCTCGATCGGCGAGTTGTTCAACCACGGCCCTGACATCCTCCTCACTGGCATCATCTGGTATTTCTTCGGATACTGCATCCGATATTGAGCCAGTATTATCACCGAAGTTAAAGTCCCCACCTGTATCCTCTGCGGGAACACCCTCGTCTTGTTCAAAACCTCCTTCTTGTGCATCTCCGCCCTCTTCGCCTTCAGGAGCCTTTGGTTTCAGGCCAAGATATTTGGCGACCCTATCCGCAATATCTGTATTCTCCACAAGTGAGCGACCAACTTCATCATTGATATTTTCAATCGTGCGATTGAAGTTGGGATCCTTAACTGTAAATAGCTCGCCCTTGATTTTATCATGGATAGAGTCTACATCCAAATTGAACAACTCGTAGATGATATCGATTGGCAAGCTACCCTTCTGATAAAGCTGGAACAAGCTCTCGAATACCTCCTGGTTGTCGCGGATCGTGAGGCGATTGAAACCAAGCTTGGGATAGAGATATTTCTTGATCCCACGTTTATTGGTTGTGAACCAACCATTCGCGTGTGCAACGGGTTTGAATACCTGCTGCTCGACGTAGGTCTGAAGCATTTGACGTGTGAGCAAGAAAACTGTATTCAGAATCTCGATTGTAATCCTGTTGCCCGAATAGGTTCCCTCGCCTGTCAGAAGTTCTCTCGTGACTCCGAGACCGGCAAACACTTGGTTCTCAATCATCTCATATTCACCTGCCAAATCAAGGAGACGACCCTCTGCGCCGATCTGTTCCCACGTCCAGTCATAGTTCGTGATGACACTGTAATCTGGATCCATGTATGACAGGTCGATCTGTGCGCGGAGTTCTGCCAGCTCTGGGTCATTGAGGCCCGGGGCACTAATCTTGTTCTTTGGCGTCATATTCCTTGTTGCCAAAGCAAGCTGTGTGTACCGATAGTTCTCCTTCTGTAGCATTGGTATGAGAACGCGTTCAAGGACCGATGCACCGAGGTCAAGATATGGAGCCTTTCTCCTGGCGAACTGGTGGACAAACGAACCAACCTCGCCACCAGCGAACGGATCGCTGTCCATGACTATACAGCCTTCCTTCCTGACCATCTCAACGAGATCCTTTGGTATCCTATTCATGATTTCATTCATGAATGGGTCACCTTCGGTTCCGCCGGGCATATCGATTGTTTGTTTGATAAGCTCGAGCAACTTCTCTGGCCGGTACTCGATTCGAGCCTGATCACTAAACGGGTAGGTGAAGCTGTTGATTTCCTCTGGGGGAAGCAGGACGATCTTGCTCCACATCTTGTCTTTCTCATCCCACTCGTGGAAGGCCCATCCATTACCAATGACATTGAGTTCAAACAACATCTGGTGCATGCGTTCAAACAAATTCAGACGCTCGCACTGGTACTCATAGAATTCATGGATTTCTTCACGCAGTTCCTTATCTTCCATCGTCGGCATATTGAGCGTGATCTTCGACAATGGTAGGTCGCAAAGAAGTTCGATTGCGCGCCCGACATATGCGTCGGTCCTAACAAAATACCTGAACCACTCGTATTTCTCTCGCAAACTGACGGGCCAATATAAGACGCCGCCGTTCTGTTGATTCATCATGACGAAGTATGTGGGAACATCACGGACACCACCACCATACATCGTATTGCCAGACGCGTAGGACGTGTTGTATGCGTCGAGGCTTAGGTTCCCCCAAACCCCTCCCTTCATCCAAGCACCATCCATCATCATGCCAGCGTTCTTCGGCATTCCGGTCGATATGCGAGCGTGTCTCTCGATCATCTTGGCCGCGTGTTGCTTGGCGGGGTCAACCTTACCCTTGCTCAAGCCGGCAGACGGAATCCCGCTGATCGATGGAGATGCTGCTGATTTACCGGAAGTAACTCTCTTCCCGGTTGCTTTTTTCTTTGCCATGATTCCTCCTTGACGGATCTCATATTTCCGAAGATCAGCTTTGATCGTCGCGTAATAACGATTCTCCAACTGCATAACAGGCAGCCGATAATGCACGCTTAACCCTCATGAGTTTCGCACGCGCAGTCGGTATCCCGTTCATCTCTCCGAACATTCCTTCTGAAATATTGAGAAACGATTGCATACCAGAGAGCATTTTACCGGCCTCATCGTTATACGATCTTATTGCCTTTCTTCTCTTTGCCTCTTCTCGTTCCGAGCTTCCGTCGGACTTGCCTATCTTCTGTGTTCTTTTGATCGTTTTGGTTTTTTCTTCGTTGACTTGATGATCTTCGAACCTGCGTTGGGCATCATCCATAACGACCTTCATCGGATGCCCTGTTGGTAGGTCCTCACGTTCGTTTCTTTTACCAGATTCAAGTTCGGCTCGACGTTTATCTTCTTCATGATCAGCTAAATCACGAGCCAACCCTACCGCAACGTCCAGGTTCACCTGGCTTAGTGATTTCTTTTTCATATTTTCGGTCTCCTCATCGGAACCGCCTGGTCAACTTCGGTATTGACCTCGCTGTAACAATCCCGTGCTGTTTAGCACGCTTCATTTTGAACTGATTCATGGTTCCCGCGTTGGACCCTATTATGGAAGTTTGTCCAGCAACGATATTTTGTCCACGCTCGGTGCCGTGTGTGTATGCCTCAAATATAGACCTTACGACTGCATCTGAGGTATCATCATGTGCCCCGCGTTTGTTGGGCGCCCTGACTTTCACTTGATTGCGTGATCTCTTCTCGGCCTCAAGTTGTAATATCTCATCGATAAGTAGTTTCTCATCTGGGAATTCGATCATTCCCTCGCCGTACAACGTCTTTGCAATCTGATAGATTTCACTATTGATCTTATCAGTTACTTGCTCCATATGGAACTGCTTTAACCCCAAGGCGTGAAGCTGTTCATGAAGTGCGTATCCGTTGTACTGATCGAACCATCCGCTCTTGATCGGGAACCATTTACACAGGTCTTGAATTATCTTCACGATCTCGCCTATAGGTATGATCTCATACCCGACGAACCTGTTGCACTCGTGGTACATGCTGTTTTCAATTTCCCAAACATCTGATGACCCAGAAAACCACACATCAAAGTAATCTACATAGACAATCTTCGACCTCGGATCTCTATGTGATATTGCGAGTGCAGTCCCGTCATTCTTCAGTCCAAGGTCGATCCCCATGAAATAGTCATTCCCGAGGATTCCTGCCTCCGCAGATTTTTTGTCTGTTTTGATGCAGGCTTGGAATCTCTCCTCATCATCCACCCATGCCGTAACGTTGTCTGAGAACTTGCCTCCATATTCGCAGTTGAATGATGCTCTATTGCGACGGCGTTCAGCTCTCAGAAAAGCACTGTCCAGTTCTGGATTCACGAGCGCCGAATACATCTGGAACATCAGCGTCGTTTCTTTTTCATTGAATGACTCAACATACCGGTCATA